TCCGGCCACATCCCGGCTGATCTCGGTTAGGTCCAAAGTTTTGCCGCCTGCATACGCTCGGTTGAGGAACGCCCATTCGGAGAACACGGCCATCACGTACACTTGGTGACGCTCCCCGAGCGCGCTGCGAGCGGTCGCATCGTGAGGCACCCAACCGCGGACCAAGAAGCCGCGCGTCATGTCGCCGCCCGGGTATATCGCTGGCCCGCGCACGATCGTTTGACCGCGGAAGGTGTTGACCTCTTTCTCCGTCTTCGCCCGGATTTGCGTCGGCTCATTGGCAGCCAATGCTTCCTGCGCCTCTTTGCTAAGACGCGGCGTGGCTGAGACGACAGGGGAGGCCGTAACTGCCCCGGCCGGTGCAGCAACAGGCGGCGGGCGATCGAAGAGATTCAGATTGTTGGATGGCACCGCGGCGCACCCAGTCAAGCAGAGCAGGCTGACAAACAAGCAGCGCATCGTTCCCCCTCACCCCAGCCGGCGTTACATCTTCTGTGCCCGCCAGACCACCCGGCCGATGATTCGAATCTCTTCGGGGATTCGTTCGTAGGCTTTGTGCCGCTCGTTGTCTGAGCTGATTAGGTAGCGCGGCTCCCCGTCGTCGAAGATCGGTTCAACTCGCTTAACCACGTCGCCCAGGCCATCAAACAGGGCGAACACGCCTGGCGGCGAGGGGATGACGTCCCGCAAATCCACCATAACGCGGTCTCCGCTCTCTAGGGTCGGGGACATGCTATCGCCCCGGACCTCCACAATGCGGGTGCTCCGCGCCTCCACCCCGAGCTCCTTGAGATACTCGGGAGGCACAAGCCAATGACCGCGGACAGCGTCCTGTGAAATGGTCTGCTCCCCGTCCTGCGCTTCAACGATACCGGCGATGCCCCCGCCGCCGGCCCCTGCGCGAACGTCCACTTCAAGCACATATTCCCGGTTGTCGTCGGTGACGGACGTACTACCGGAGGCCGCAGCAATGGGCTCATCGGTTTCGACCATCGAGCCGACGCCGCGGATCAGCCACTCGGACCTGACGCCCAAAAACCGAGCCGCCGCTGGCGAATACCGCCACACCTTGGCGTCGCTCTTTAGGAAAGCGCTGATAGAGGGCTGTTTAATGCCGACGGCTTTGGCCAGCGTGTCTTGGCTGGCCTCAGCGTGGTCCATCGCCTGCTGCAAGCGGCGCTGTAACGGCCCTGGCATTCTGGCTGAGGTATAGCCAAGCCTATTGGTCCCGTCCCCAAAGCTTTTTCTATTGCCCCGAGCCATAGACGCGTCTATATTTCGTCTATGCCAAACGAAACGCCCATCGATCGCGCAGTTCGCATCCTAAAGGGACAGAGCGGCGCCGCACGCGCAGTTGGCGTCACTCAGCCCACCGTCTGGGACTGGGTTCGCAAACAGCGCATCACGGCTGAGTACGTCATCCCTATTGAGAAGGCGACGGCAGAAGCGGGGGAAATGGTCTCCCGTCACGAGCTGCGGCCCGACATTTACCCCACGCCCGAGCCTGTCGCCGTCCGCCGTCGCGCCATCACCGCCGTCGTTGATGCGCACGCTAGGCGCCGGAAAGCACCGCAAGGTGTCCCGCCAGCAGCATCTCTCGAACCGTCCGAATCTCTTGAAGGGTCGGCTCCGGGTACTGACGCGAGCGCGCTGCCTCCTCCAAGTACTGGAGGTCATCAATGACTTCGGCACGGCTCACTCCTGTCGGCAGCACCGCTGCAAGCGTTGCGACGATCAATTCTTGTCCGTCAATCCGCGCGTCGAGTTCAGGAGCGTCCATGCTCCGCGACGGTACGGCGAAAAACAGCATCCCCGCCTCCGCGCAGTCGGCTTGCCGCGCTGCCCTGATGGACAACGCCTAGACCATGCAAGGGCAGGGGGAAGCCAGGATGGCGATCGTACGGGGGACGACCAACCACCCTGGCTATGGCGTCCCGACGTTCGCGCAGAGCGATCAACGGGCGCCATCCGGCGAATACCTGTCTACCTCGCAAGATACACCCGCCCGGTGCGCCGTCGCCTCTCCCGGCGCATCAAAAGCCCCGGCCGGACGCCACGAGAACAATCCCGGCCGGGGCGACTCTTCACTCGCTGGCCGCTGCGACCTGATCGGGCGCGGCAACCGGCTGGTACTTGCAGACGAACTCCTGCGCGCGCGGCGTGCAAACCAGTTCCGTTGGCGGCTTCATCGCATCGATGGCCGGCGCGATCCCGTAGCTCCACAGGCCCGCCACCAGCAGGCTAAGTCCAATAGCTGCACCCATCAGTGCACTCCTGTCGTTGAAGTTTCCCAAGTCTCGGCGTGCGCGTTTCTCCCTGCGCGTTCGCTGCGTGGCCCTGGCGTTCCTCGACTCCCTCCCCGGGTGAACGTCAGGGCCGACATTTCCGCGGAGGCTGCATGAAGATCCAATGGTCTGACGCCACGCAAATTCTGCTGTGGGCGTTCCTGACTGCCGTCGTCGTTGTCGTCGCGCTCTACGTCATCCGCCGCGAGCGAGATCATGCGCGCGACCAGCTTCCCGACGACTTCACCGACGCTGAACCAAGTGTCCATGCCGCCAAGTTGCACCGGCTGCGTCCAGTGACGCATCTGGACAGCCAAGGCTAAGGTCCAATGCGCCCGTATCCCGAAGCCGCGTACCTCGCGCTCAAGTCGAAATTCCGTCGCCTGCTCGATCTGTGCGGCGGCATCGACGGCGCCGCGTCGTCCACCCGTATCGCCCGGTCGCAGTTGCACAACTGCGGGAGCGCTACGACTGCGCAGTTCCCCACCATCGACGTGGTGCTCGACCTCGAGCGTGCAGCGGGGGAGCCGATCATCACGGCCGAACTCGCCGCCGCGCACAACATGGCGCTGGTGCCACGCAAGGCCGGGACGGCTGAGCCCGCCCAGGCCACGGATATCCTTTCGCTGAACGCCCGCGTCGCATCGGAAATGGGCGACGTGCTGCGCGTCACGTTGGAGCGCGCCGCCGACAACGACCTCTCGATCAACGACCTCGAAGCCATCTTGCAGCAGCAGGACGAAATGCTGATCGCCGGCGAACGCGCCCGCAAAAAGGTTCAGGAAGAACTCGCGCGCCGGAGGGCCGCATGAACGGTATCGGGGCTTTGGCCTGCTTTCTGCAGGCGCACGACTGCGCGCTCCGCGCGATGGGCGACGTGCCGCAAGTTCTGTTCTCGGCTCAGGCCGTGCCGCTGTGGTGGCTCGCCTCCGCGATGTGGTTCGTGTGCGCACTCGTGTTCGGCGGGCGGGCGATTGGTCGCTGGGCCGGTCGCAACATCGGTGCACGCCAATGACGATGCACATCCTCCCCATGCGCGGCGTAAAGCCGTCGGGCAAGACCGAGCCGGTGAAGGAAGGCGGGAAGTGGCTCTACTACCCGAAGTACCTTGAGCCGCTGGCAGCCGGGATCAGCGCGTCATTCCAAGCCGGGATGACGACGAAGGAGCTTGCGGCAAAGCACGAGTGCGAGCCGCGCTACATCGTCAACATTCTCAAGGCCCGTGGCGTTTACAAGTACCGGCAGACGCACAAGCTTCACGTTGAGCCCCGCGTAACGGGACTCATCAAGCACCCGAGCGAGCGCATCGCCTACACGCCGTTCGTGCCGGACGAACCACCGGTCGAAACCCAAGTGCACCGCGACCACTGCCTGCGCTGTCGCAAGCCGTTCGTTGCTGAGGCGAAGACGATCTACATCTGCTCGCCCTGCAAGTCGTCGGTCGATTTCAACATTTCCGGCGACTACTCCATGGCGGTGGGATGAGCGCATACGCCGACTTCCTCGCGCGTAAGTCCGTGACGGTTCGGCCGGCTGGCTTTGATGCTGAACTCCACCCTGCGCTGTTCCCGTTCCAGCGCGACGTAGCGCGTATGTCCCTGCGCCGTGGCCGGTCTGCGATCTTCGCCGGCACTGGCCTTGGCAAGACGCTGATGCAGTTGTCTTGGGCTGATGCGGTGCGGAAGGAGCAGGGGCCGGTGCTTGTGCTCACTCCGCTTGCCGTGGCTCAGCAGACGGTCAACGAGGCCGCGCGCTTCAGTATCGAGGGCGTGGCGTACGCCGCAGATGCAAGCGGGGCGGCGCCGATCACGGTGACCAATTACGACCGCTGGGAAAAGTTCGACCTGACGAAGTTCGCCGGCATCGTCCTTGACGAGTCCTCGATCCTTAAGAGCCACGATGGCGCTACGCGCCGCGAGCTCACAGAAGCCTGTCAGTCGATCCCGCTTCGCCTGTGTTGCACGGCCACGCCGGCGCCGAACGACTACACCGAGCTCGGCCAGCACGCAGAGTTCCTGGGCGTCCTAACGGCCAAGGAAATGCTGGCTACGTGGTTTGTGCATGACGGGTCCATCCGGGCGACGAACGTGGACAACCACGGTGGGAAGCCGGTCGCGGATTGGCGGTTGAAGCGTCACGCGGAGCGCGACTTCTGGCGTTGGGTCTCCACCTGGGCGACGTTGATCCGCAAGCCGTCAGATCTCGGGTACTCCGACGATGGCTACGAGCTTCCGCCGCTGACCAAGCGCCAGGTCACGGTGAAGGTGGATTACGATTCGGACGGCACGCTGTTTCCTCTGCAGGCGAACACGCTGTCCGAACGCCTGCAGGCTCGCCGTACGTCGATCGACGCGCGCGTAAAGGCCGCGGCGGATATCGTCAACGCGCACCCCGACAGGCCGTGGCTGGTGTGGTGCAACCTGAACGCCGAGGAAGAGGCCCTCGTTAAGGCCATCCCCGGCGCGCTTGCCGTGCGCGGTGCCGATGACAGCGACACCAAGACTGAGCGCCTACTCGGCTTCTGCACGGGCACCCCGCGCGTCCTGATCACCAAGCCGTCGATCGCCGGGTTCGGCATGAACTGGCAGCACTGCGCCGACATGGTGTTCGTCGGTCTGAATGACTCGTTCGAGCAGCTTTATCAGGCAACTCGCCGTTGCTGGCGCTTCGGCCAGACCAAGCCCGTGACTGCGTACCTCGTCGCCTCTGAGCTTGAGGGCGCCGTGGTCGCCAACCTGAACGCGAAAGAGCGCGCCTTCGAGACGATGGCCGACGCCCTGTCCGCACAACTGAGGGCCGCATGAACGAAATCCAGGGAGAGAGCTTCCGCCTGATCCACGGTGATTGCGTCGAGGCGACGATGCAGATGCCGCCCGACTCGGTGGACTTCACTATCTACAGCCCGCCGTTCTCGTCGCTGTACACGTTCTCGGACGACCCCCGCGATATGTCCAACTGCCGGACCGACGCGGAGTTTTGGGAGCACTACAAGTTCCTGATCGAGCAATCCTTCCGGATCACCAAACCCGGTCGGCTGGTGTCGGTGCACTGCATGCCGCTGCCCACATCGAAACTGCGCGACGGCTTCATCGGCGTCCGCGACTTCCCGGGCGAGATCATTCATGCCCACGAAGCTGCGGGCTTTCACTTCCACTCCGAAGTGGTGATCCGCAAGGACCCGGTTGCTGCCATGCAGCGCACCAAGGCGATCGGGCTGCTGCACAAGCAGGTGGCGAAGGACTCCACGCTGTCCCGGATGGCGCTAGCCGACTACGTGGTGACCCTCCGCAAGCCGGGGGAGAACGCCGCGCCCGTGGGGGGCGAGTTCGACGCCTACTACGGCAACGAGACTGACCCGGCTGGCGCCCTGTCCATGGAGGACAACTACAACGGCCGCCAAATGCTCAAGCCGGGCGAGCCGCGCTATTCCATCGCCGTGTGGCAGCGCTACGCCGAACCGGTATGGCTCGATATCAACCAAGGCGACGTGCTGTCCCACCACGAGGCGCGCGACGACAAGGACGAACGCCACATCGCGCCGTTGCAGCTCACCGTCATTCGCCGTTGCGTGGACCTGTGGAGCAACCCGGGCGACGTCGTGTTCTCGCCATTCGCCGGCATCGGGTCCGAGGGCTACGTGGCCCTGCAGATGGGCCGGAAGTTCCTCGGCACGGAGTTGAAGGACACCTACTTCAAGCAGGCGCGGCAGAACCTGCGGCTGGTCGAGAACGCCCCCCCCCTTGCCCTTTCTTCTGTCGCATAGCGCATGACCCGTACCGAAACCCTCACTCAAAAGATCGAGAAGTCCGCGACGGGATTGGACGGCGCGATCTTCGTTCATGTTGACCATGACGGGGCAGGGAAGGTGCTTGGCGTCCGGTTCGCCACCAAGTGGCGCGGCGGCGAAGCGCTGGACAAGATTCTTCACGGCATTGGGGACGCCGCGTCTGCCCTGATCGACGTGGCGACCGGGGCCAAGCCGTTCATCGAGGAGTCTCCCGAGCCGAAGCGCCAGCACACCCTAGCCGTGTCGAAGTTCTAGATGCTCGCCTCCGGCACCATCTTCGCGGAGTGCGCGAGCAAGTCGAACAGCCGCCGCCTGGTGACGTTTGGCGAACGCCCGGCTTCCATCAAGTCGGAAAAGGCCCTCGCGTTCCTGCAGGCCAAGCACGAGACGGACAAGCCGTTCGCGCCGATCACGGAACCAATCCGGCTGACCTGCAAGCTGTACTACGCCACCCGCCGTCCCGATCTGGACGCAGCAATGGTGATGGACTGGCTGCAGTTGCACGGCGTCATCAAGAACGACCGACAGGTTTTCGAGCTCGTCGCCACCAAGCACATCGACAAGGCCAAGCCTCGAGTGGAGTGGAAGATCGAGCCCTTCACCCAGGCGGCAGCAGCCTAGCAATCGATTTCAGTACGAGTAGGGGGATTTCATCGGATGACCATTCAGGAAGCGCAGGGCGCGTCGCGCGCGACCGGGAACCTGATCCCGTTCGGCATGGAGCCGCCGCACAACCTCGAAGCGGAGCAAGCGTTGTTGGGCGCCATCCTCGTCAACAACGAGGCGGCTGGCCGGGTCGCTGACATCGTGCGCGCCGAGCACTTCTACGAGCCGGTGCATGGGGCGATCTATGAGGCGGCCCGACAGGTCATCGGCCGAGGCGAGCGGGCAACCCCAGTCACGTTGAAGCCTTATTTCCAGAACGAGCAGGCGCTGTCCGAGGTCGGCGGCGCTACGTACCTCGTCAAGCTGACGGGTTCTGCTGTCGGGATCGTCAACGCCGAGGACTACGCCCGCGCCGTGTACGACAGCCACGTCCGGCGCAGCATCATGGCCGTGTGCCAGGCCGCTGCAGCGAAGGCGCACAACCCCCGCATTGACGAGACGGCGACGGCACAGATCGAAACCCTCTACGCCGAGCTCGATGCGCTCCGCCAGGGGAGCGCTGCAACCAAAGGCGGGTGGGCGTCGCACACCATGGTTCTCGAATCCGCCACCAACAGCGCCGAGCGCGCGACCAAGCAGGGCCTTGGCGTGCAGACCGGCTTGGCCGACCTCGACCGTGCATTGGGAGGCTTTGAGGCTGGAACAATCACCATCGTTGCCGGCCGCCCTTCGATGGGCAAATCCGCGGTGGCGCAGATGCTGGCAACGAATGCCGCGCACGCCGGCGTGTCGTCTGGGTTCGTGTCGCTCGAGATGAGCCACGAGCAAATCGGCCTGCGCGAGATGGCGTCCCGGCTTCGCATCCCGTTGGAGCGCATCCGCCGCGGTGACCTGGGCGAGCACGAATGGCAGGCCATGGTCCAAGCCACCGCACAGTGGGGCCAACTGCCGCTTTGGATCGACGCCTCCGCCGGACTGACGGTTGCGCAGATCAAGGACCGCGCCCGCACGCTGCAACGCAAGCACGGCCTGGGGCTGTTGGTGATCGACTACCTGCAACTCATCCGGCCGGACCACACCTACCGCGGCAACAAGGTGGCTGAGGTCGCGGAGATTTCCGGCGCCCTTAAGGCTCTGGCCGTCGAGTTGAAGATCCCGGTCGTTGTCCTGTCGCAACTCTCCCGTGAGGTTGAGCACCGCGACGACAAGCGCCCCCGCATGTCGGACCTTCGTTGGTCCGGCGACGTCGAGCAGGACGCCGATAACATCCTCCTGCTGTACCGGCATCGCTACTACTGCCCCAACCCCGACGGCACTGCCGAGTGGGAGGCGAGCGAGAACGTCCTGGAGGTCATCATTGCCAAGCAGCGCCAGGGCATGACCGGGACTGTGCGGGTGTTCTACGACCCGGCAACCAGCACGTTCGCCAACTTGGTGCGCTGATGGCGGAGTTCCCATCACTTCCCCTGTGGACGGACGCCTACCTGGCGGACACCACACATCTGACGACCGAGCAGCACGGGGCGTATCTCCTGCTGCTGATGAAGGCCTGGCGCCGACCTGACTGCGCCTTGCCCGACGATTCGCTCTTGATGTCCCGCATGGCCGGCATCGAACCCCGCAAGTGGCCTGGCGTCTGGTCCGTCCTGAAGGACTTCTTCCTCCTGCACGAGGATGGTCTGTGGAGGCAAAAGCGCCTGACCAAAGAGCGGGTGTACGTAGATGCCGCGAGCGAACGGGCGAAGGCTGCTGCGCAGAAGCGATGGGGGAAGGATGGCAATGCAAATGCAGATGCAAATGCATCGCCGCCGCATAAGCCGCCGCCATCCAACGGCAATGCACCCACACCCACACCCACACCCACTGATTCCTCACTACGTTCGGAATCTCCGGCGCGAAAGCGCAAGCCTGCAGGCGATCCGGAGTTCGAGGCGTGGTACGCGGCCTATCCGAAACACGAGGACCGTGCTGACGCGGAGAAAGCCTACGCCAAGGCGATTGCGGCTGGCGCGGCCCATGCTGACCTGCTGGCCGGAGCGCAGCGCTACGCCGCCAAGGAAAAATCCAAGGGCACCGAAGCCAAGTACCTGAAGCTTCCCGTAACGTGGCTCAACAAACGCTGCTGGCTGGACGATGCGCCGAAGGCCTCGCCCGGAGCCAACCGCGCCGCGCTGCTGGCCGCCTGGGCTCGCCACGGCATCGCATGGAAGGCCGAGAACGGACCAGCGCCGACCATTGCCGAGCAGGACGCCGCGAAGCGTTCGTACCTCGATCATGTCGTCGCATTTGCCGACAACCGCGCGCCCTGGAACGCCGATCTCTACGGCAGCGGCAAGCCTGACTTCGGGGAGGTCGATCGCGCCAGGGCCGCACAGAAACCGGCCGAGCTCAAAGCAGTGGTGAACGGGTGAATCTCTCGGGGGTCGAATCGATGGGGGCGCAACGAAAGCGCAAGCGCGTGGTGAAGCCGCCCGACATGGGCACGCCAGAGCAACAGCAGAAGCGTGAGATTTTGATTGGGAAGGGAGCGAACCCACAACTGGGGGCGTACCCGTTGGGCGTGCTATTGGCGCGCGGGACAGTCACGCTTGATCAGCACAACGTGGGCCTGCGCTACGCCGGGCTCTACCGAGAGGTAAACCGCGTCGGCCCTCGCGAGCCCAGCATCGGCGCTGAGCCCAACGTCGATGCCCTCTACGCCATGCAGGACGAGTATTGGCGTGTCACAGACGCGCTGCTTTCTTGCGGGCGAAAGGTGAAGGAGGCGACCGACGTCATCTGTGCGCTACTCGACCATCAGCCCGCAGCAGTGTTGACGATGGACGTGGAGCCGCTGAAGACCGGCCTGCGTACGTTGGAAAAGTTCTACTACACCGTTGACTTGCGCCGCCGGCGTAACTAGAAATGACATTGCAATACATTCCGCTTCTGCGCCCGCCGGACATCCTCCGAGCGGGCGCTTTCCGTTTCAGGGGTACGTGATGCTCGCCGTGTTCGCATTTACGCTGGTGTTTGTCGTCGCCCCTGTAGTTGCCTTCCTCATCACTGAGTGACCGAACGTTGGCTGATCCTCCGCAACCACAAGAGGGAGCGAAACAGGGATCACGACGCACGCCGGCGGGACGACAAGCCCTACAGGGCTTGGTACTCCACCAAACGGTGGCGCCAGCGTCGCGCGCGACAGCTCAGCGAGTATCCGCTGTGCGTGATGTGCCTAGAGGCCAACCGAACGGTTGAGGCCACTGTGGCCGACCACAAGGAACGCCACGGCGGCGACCCTGACAAGTTCTGGCACGGCGAACTGCAATCGCTCTGCACTACACACCACAACAGCACCAAGCAGGCTGAGGAGCGCGGCACTGTACGAGGCATGGACGCCTCAGGTGCTCCTACTGACCCTGGGCACCACTGGAATAGGTAGCGATGCGCACCACCTGGGCTGACATTCCCCGCTATCTGCGCCTGGCATGGGCAGGGATGCTGATGCGCCTCCTCATCAAGGCGCTGCCTCTGAGCGAGAAGGAGAGCATCCCCGTGCGCGCTGCCATCAAGGCTTGGGCTCAGGCCCAGTCGGCTGCCCTCTCCTAGTGTGGGACGCGCGTTGACGGGTAAGGGGGAGCAAATCTCTACAGCCTGTGCGCTACAGACCGGCGCGGTCGTTTTTTCGCGCTAATCGCCCCGAATTTTAGGTTGGTCAGATGAAAAACCGCGGCAGGGACTCGGCCGCTGCGCTCGCAGTGATCGGTCCCGCGGGGATCGAGGTTACGCGCCGACCAGAAGCGCCGGCGGAGCTGACCGACGAACAGAGCGAAGAGTGGCGGCAGGTTGTGAACCGGCTGCCGGCGGATTGGTTCGGGCGTGAGACCCACGCCATGCTGACCAACTACTGCCGGCATGTGGTGTCGGCCCGGCGCATCGCGCAACTGATCGCAGCGGCGGAAGAGAGCGACCCACTCGATATCGAGCACTACGACCGGTTGGGCAAGATGGCCGAGCGTGAGAGCCGCATCATCGCCTCGCTGGCGACCAAGATGCGCATCTCGCAACAGGCGTCCTACGACAAGGGCAAGAAGAAACCCGTTGGCATCGAAAAGCCCTGGGACTGAGCCGAGCCGCGGCGCCCGCAACATCGCCTGGATCGAGAAGCACTGCCGCATCCCTGAGGGCAAAGACGTTGGCCAACCGGTGCGTCTGCGAGACTGGCAGCGCCGGGACATCCTGAAGATTTACGACAACCCGCACGGGACGCGCATGGCGATCCTGTCGTTCGCGAAGAAGAACGCCAAGACGTCGCTCGCGTCATTCCTCCTGCTGCTGCACCTGGCGGGGCCGGAGGCGGTGCCGAACACGCAGCTCCTGAGCACCGCTCAGTCGCGGGACCAGGCGGCGGTGCTGTTCGACCTGGCCGCGAAGATCGTGCGGATGTCGCCCACGCTGAATCCCGTTATCGGGATTCGCGACACGGCCAAGCAGCTTTACTGCGCGGAACTCGGGACGCTCTATAAGGCGCTGTCGGCGGAAGCCTCGACGGCCCACGGCAAGTCCCCGATCTTCGCGGTGCACGACGAGTTGGGCCAAGTACAAGGCCCGCGGTCCGAGCTCTACAACGCCGTCGAGAACGCGATGGGCGCGCACGACGCGCCGATGTCGATCGTCATCTCGACTCAGGCGCCGACGGACGCGGACCTATTGAGTCTGCTGATCGATGACGCGCTGACGGGCAAAGACCCTCGTGTCGTGATCAGCCTCTACACGGCCGACACGGAACTGGACCCGTTCTCGGAAGAGGCGATCCGGCAGGCCAACCCGGCGTTCGGGGATTTCCTGAACGCCAAAGAAGTCATGGACCAAGCGGAGCGCGCGCGCCGGCTACCAAGCCAGGAAGCGCTCTACCGCAACTACACGCTCAACCAACGAGTCGAGGCGAGTAACCCGTTCATCTCCCGGGCGGTGTGGAAAGCGTGCGGCCATCCCGTGGTCGATACGCTCGCCGGCCTTGAAGTGTACGGCGGGCTGGACCTGTCCGAAGTGTCGGACCTGACCGCGCTGGTGCTGATCGGGAAGTCCGAGGGTAAGTGGAACGTCAAGCCGACGTTCTGGTTGCCTGAAGATGGACTGGCGGACCGCGCGAAAAAGGACCGAGTCCCTTACGACGTGTGGGCCAAGGAAGGCCACCTCGAGACGACGCCGGGAAAGAGCATCGAATACGAGTTCGTCGCGGAGTACATGCGCGGCCTGTTCGACAATCTCGACATCCGGAAGATCGCCTTCGACCGCTGGAATTGGAAGCACCTTCGGCCCTGGATGCTGAAGGCTGGATTTTCGGAGGCCGAGCTTGATGAGCACTTCGAAGAGTTCGGCCAAGGGTTCCAGTCAATGAGTCCCGCGCTCCGGGATCTTGAGGGCGCATTGCTCGGCGGGAACGTCGCGCACGGCAACCATCCGGTCCTGACGATGTGCGCGGCGAATGCCGTGCTGCAGAAGGATCCGGCCGGCAACCGCAAGCTTGCAAAGCACAAGAGCCGCGGTCGCATCGACGGCATGGTGGCGCTGACCATGGCGATGGGCGTGGCGGCGACGGCGACGAACGAAGAGTCGGTCTACGAAACGCGAGGGCTGCGAACGCTGTGAATTGGTTTACCCGGCTGCTTGGCATGTCTGAGCAGCCGCGGCCCGGCCCGCACGATGACTATTGGTACGGCCCGCGCGGCGGCATGTCCGCGGCCGGCCAGAACGTCACCGTCGACACGGCGATGCAGCTTTCGACGGTCTATGCCTGCGACCGCGTGCTGTCCGAAACGGTGGCCTCCCGGCCGCTGAACGTCTACCGCCGCGACGCGAACGGCACCAAGAAGCAGGCGGATCAACACCCTCTGGCCCGCTTGCTGCGCACCGCGCCGGCGCCCGGGTACACGGCCTATCGCTTCACGCAGTTCGGCGTGCACCACCTCGATTTGCGCGGCAACAGCCTTTCGCGCATTCGCATCGGAGCAACCGGCCAGGTCGATTCGCTGACCCCGCTGGCGTGGGATCGCATCACCGTCCGGTTCGACAACGGCAAGGTGTTCTACGAGTACACACCGGCCTACGGCCCGCGGGACGTCTTCCTGCCGGACGAAGTGCTGCACATCCGCGGTCTGTCCGAGGATGGCGTAGTAGGCCTGTCGCCCATTGCGGTGCAGCGCAACACGATCGGCAAGGCATTGGCCGCGGGGGATTATGGCTCCCGGTTCTTCGCCAACGACGCGCGCCCGGGAACGGTGGTGTTCAAACACCCGAAGTCGCTGAGCGACATCGCGTATTCGCGACTGAAGGGCGAGATCGAGTCCAAGTTCACGGGGGCCAACCGGTTCCGTCCGCTCCTGACCGAAGATGGCATGGAGATGGAAACGCTGAGCGTGTCCAACGAGGACGCTCAGTTCCTAGAGACCCTTGGTTTCAACCGCACGGAAATCTGCGCGATCATGCGCGTGCCGCCGCACAAGGTGGCCGACCTGTCGCGCTCGACGTTCTCGAACATCGAGCATCAGTCCCTGGAGTTCGTGAACGACTCCATCGCGCCGCTGTGCCGGAACTTCGAACAAGAGATCAACGCGCACCCCGCGCTCCTGGGAGACGATGGGGCAGGGCAAGAGGGCTTCTACTGCGAGTTCGACCTGTCGGAGCTCCTGCGCGGCGACCTGCTGTCCCGCATGAACTCCTACTGGATTGGCATTCAGGGCGGCGTGCTGAGCCCCAACGAGGCGCGCGCCCGCGAAGGCATGAACGCGCGTGAAGGCGGCGATGTATTCCTAACCCCGCAGAACATGGGCGTGGCGCCCGGTCAGCCGGGCTACGTCGCACCGCAAGAGCAGAACAACAACGACACCAGCCGTCGGACTGGCGCGCACCTTGAGGTGGTCAATGGACGCTGATCTTCGCTATGCCCGCGTGATCCGTATGGTTGCGGAGACGCCGTGGGCGATTCAGCCGGAGACGCTGGCCGTAATCGTGGATGTGCTGCGATTCCGCGCCGGCGGCGACCGGCTGACCCGGGAAGAAATTCAAGCCCGCCTGCCGGCCGAGACGAAGGCTCGCGGCGTTGGCATGAGCGTCGTCGGCGGTGAAATCCTTGCAGCCGACGGAAAACCGGCTGGCCGCAAGGGCGCCGTCGCCGTGATCCCGATCCATGGTGTCATCGCGGCGCGCGCCTCATCTTTCGAGGACACGTCGAGCTCGGGCGCCGGGTTGGATCGCTTCACGGAGCGCTTGCGGTCCGCTCTGAGCGATCCGGCCGTCGGCTCCATCGTGCTCGACATCGACTCTCCCGGCGGGTCGGTCTACGGCGTGGCGGAGGCTGCGGCCGAAGTCCTGAGCGCTCGCGAGCAGAAGAAGATCGTCGCTGTCGCCAACCACCTTGCCGCATCGGCCGCGTATTGGATCGGCGCCTCCGCGTCAGAGTTTGTCGTCGCGCCGTCCGGCGTAGTCGGTTCCATCGGCGTGTTTTCGGCTCACCAAGACCTGTCCGCGCGGATGGAATTGCTGGGCGTCAAGACGACGCTCATTTCCGCCGGCAAGTACAAGACTGAAGGCAACCCGTTCGCCGCGCTGTCTGACGAAGCGCGCGGCGCCATGCAGGCCACCGTCGATTCCTACTACGGCATGTTCGTGGATGGAGTGGCGAAGGGCCGCGGCGTCAAGGCGAAGGATGTCCGCTCGGGCTTCGGTGAAGGCCGCGTCGTCACTGCCGATCAGGCGGTGAAGGAAGGCATGGCCGACAAGGTCGCCACGCTCGAAGCAACGATCGACCGGATGCTGGGCCGCAAGCCTGGCGCCGGACCTATGAAGGCTGAAGAAGCCCCCGCGCCGGTCGCGCGCGACGCCGTGGCGCCGTCTTTGGCGCTCCGCCGTCGTCGGCTGGCTCTCTTCGCGAACTAACCACTAGCCCCGCTTTCCACCCCGCGTTCTCGGCTGCAGCGGCCGAGGCGAACGCACGTCTATGCGCTGCGATCAACCGGAGAAATGAAACATGGCCACCCGCCGCATGGGTTTGCTCCAGAAGAAGGCGGCCCTCGTGGCAGAGGGCCGCAAGATCATCGACGCCGTCGCCGCTCGCGACAAGGACGGCGCCCCCGGCGTTGAGACTGCCGAGGAAGCCGCACGCCTGAACGCCATCGACGCGGAGGCCGCGCAGGTCGTTGCCGCGCTCGCGCGCGAAGAGGCGCAGATCGAGCGCGAACGCGCCGCCGGCCACGCCGTGGCCGAGACCGAAGAGGCGCAAGCGTCCAAGCCGACCGTCAAGGCCGCGCCGAAGCCGTTCCGCTCGTTCGGTGAACAGCTCATCGCCATCGCCAACTACTCGCAGGGCAAGGGCGTTCATCCGGGCCTGATGGCCATTCAGGCCGCCGCCTCCGGTTCGTCCGAAGGCGTGCCGGCCGACGGCGGCTTCCTCGTGCAGCAGGACTTCGCCACCACCGTGCTCGACGGCATGATGACCGGCGGCGAACTGCTGTCTCGCGTGTTCAACGTGCCGATGTCCGGTACCGCGAATGGCATCAAGATCAATACGATCGATGAGACCAACCGTGCGAACGGCTCCCGTTGGGGCGGCATCCGCGCCTACTGGGCTGCCGAAGCGGCGACCGTCACCGCCAGCGCACCGAAGTTCCGTCGCGCCGAACTGAACCTGCACAAGTTGTTTGGTCTGTTCTATGCGACCGACGAACTGCTTGCCGACGCCGCCGCCCTCGAGGCGGTTGCTCGCCGCGGCTTCGAAGAGGAACTGCGCTTCAAGGCGGAAGACGCAATCTTCCGCGGCACGGGCGCCGGCCAGCCGCTCGGCATCCTCGGCGCGTCGGGCACTGTCAGCCAGGCCAAGGAAACCGGCCAGGTCGCCGCAACTGTCGTGGCCGAAAACATCATGAAGATGTGGGCGCGCATGCCGGCCCCGAACCGCAAGAACGCGGTGTGGCTGATCAACCAGGAAGTCGAGCCGCAGCTCGACAAGATGTACATCGCCGTCGGCACCGGTGGCATCCCGGTCTACATGCCGCCCGCCGGTCTGTCGCAGAACGGCTACGGCACCCTCAAGGGCCGCCCGGTGATTCCGGTCGAGTACTGCGAGGCGCCGGGCACCGTGGGCGACATCGTGCTCGCAGACTTCAGCGAGTACCTGATGATCAGCCGTGGCACGCCGGATTGGGCGTCCTCGATGCACGTCAAGTTCCTCACGGACGAGATGACGTTCCGCATGATCTGGCGCGCCGACGGTCAGCCCGCGCGCTCCGCCGCGATCACCCCGTACAAGGGCAACAACACGCTGTCGCCCTTCGTCACCCTCGCGACCCGCGCCTAAGCGACGGGCTGAAGGAGAACTCCCATGGCACTTCCGATGTCGCTCCCCGAAAACGCCAAGATTGTGGAGCTGTTCAACCCGAAGACCACGAACGCCTCGCTGACTTCGGACACCATCTCGCTCAAGAACGCCCTCAAGGCGTGGGCGGTCTTCAACTTCACGCAGGCGGCCGGTCACGCGACCACGCCGACCCTGCGCCAAGCGACCGACGTGGCCAACGGCACGACCGCCGCCGGCCCGACGTGCCGCATTTGGGTGAACGAAGACACCGCCGCCACCGACACTCTCGTTGCGGCGACTGCCGGCGCGAGCGTCGCGGTCACCAATGACATCAAGAACAAGATGGTCGTTTTCGAGATCGACCCCGCGTCGCTCACGGAAGGCTACGACTGCGTGTACTTCACGATCGCAACGTCGAGCCAGGCCACCAACTTCGTGACGGCCACGATGTACATCGAGCCGCGCTACCAGCAGGCGACGCCGCCGACGGCGATCACCGACTAATCAGCCTGACCGGCTGAACTGAACCTAGGGGCGCCCTAACCGGCGCCCCTTTCTTTTGAGAAGGACGAAAGACACATGGGCACTCGCACCCCTCTGTTCGGCCGCTCCACCCCTGGTGGCGTGTTCGACTACGCCAACATCGCCGTCACTCCCGGCAACGTGTGGTTCGTGGACTCCGGCGCC